ACCTATCTTCATTTTCTTCCCAAGTACCAAAGAATAAATCCTTGCCTATCCTGCTCACCATTGCAGAATCTATTTTACGATCATAGTATATTTGATTTCCGTGTTGTAGGAAATGCTTTTCTATATTTTGTAAACTTGAAAAATCTTTATAATACAAGTCTTCTAGTTTTGTTATTCCGTATATATTCGTCAGTTCTTGCTTCATCCAATCGTCGAGCAGTTGCCATTCGCGTTGGGATGCAGGTGGATCCTTGGGCCAATCTGCACCTTTAATATCATTCCATCTAGAGTTCTTGTTTGTAGATGGCATAAAAACTTTGTCACCTATTACTGCTATATCATCCCTTGGCGTTATCGGAGGTGGAAGTATTTTATCTCCTATCTTAATGCTATCAACTGCCGCAGGACGCAAGACTTCAACATTAGAACGTTCTAATAGACCAATAAAATTTTGCAAATCTTGTTCTGTTTCGTCGGATATTCTTTCTAACACGTAACGAGTATTGCGATTAGAAATAAAACTCAGCAACTCATTGGGATAAGTCCTACCTACTACACAAGTTACTAACTGATCCCAGTGCTGATTTACCACACAGGTCATGTTGTCAACGCATCTCCTATACCATAGGTCTGCCCGTCGTTGGGGTTGATCACTACATGTATTAGGTCAGTGGGTGTCCAATTATTTTCTGTGCATATCTTATGATTTTTATCACGATAAGTTTCCCAGCCATAATCTATTGGCATATTTTCTATCATAAATGCACCGCATGATGTTAATGCAGTGTTTACATCAGTGTAGTATCTGTTCATTACAGCTATAGAATCCATAGAACGTTGTTTACACCAACGCAAGCCTATTCTGTTCCAGGATAGGCTGTACTTGCTCATGCTCATTGCAAAACTTTTAATATTTGGATGTGACAGATCAATGTTGATGTCTTTTGCTACTGTATACCATGCAAAGTCTATGTGTATGTCTATGTTCTTTTTTTCGCATTCACGTAACACATCCTGCCAGTCTGGTCTGATACTGCCGTAACGCCAATTTGGTAAACTTAATATTAAAGGTTTATTTTCTTCTAGTTCACCAGGTTCGTTACCAAACTTTCCCAACATTCCGTAGTATCCGTACTCTAACGGTAATATTTGAAAACCATCCCATCCATATCTAATAATAAAATTTTCAATATAATGTGTACAACCCATTATCACGTCTTTACAATCAAACTCATTCCAACCATCTAGCGTATTAAGTTTTGAAGATTTAAACCATTCATCAGCTATTGGAACAAACTCATTGTATGCTACCAACTTATGATTCTCACCGAACCAACGAGCTTTGAGCTCTTTCATATAACTGTCGTTTACTTGATGTATTCTTTTAGATAACTGCATCCAATTCCCTATTCATCCAACGTATAATATGCATGTACACCGGGCTTGTAAAGTTTAAATACCAATTACCATTATGCCCCCATGTTGTTCCTGCTAGAACTGTTTCTTCTAGTACATTGCCCTGTTTCTTTTGCATCAATGCCCATAACTTTGGGTACTCAGGTTCATACCAACTGGTTGTCCACACAATATCTCTAATGTTCACTCCATCAATAACCAATTTTTCCAATGAAAGGAGTTGTGTTTTTTCATCAGACTGATGTTGGTCATCTGTTTTGTTGGATCGTTCTATACGCAGTGTGTGTTCTGTGAAGTCCAGGGTATCGTTAAACGTTATGGTGTTTAAGCCAGGCAAAAGATCTTTATCCCACTTGCAAACATTATCAATATAGATCTTTGCAACAGGTGGGTTATCCCAATACTCAGCTAGTAACGTTACTTCAAACTTTATTTCTTCTTTATTCATGCTTCTATTTACCAGACTTTAGTCCAGCCAACATTTGTTTTAGTTTGGTACTGTCTACCCCAGCATTTACCTTAGGGGACTCTTGTGATTTCCCAAGTGGTATGACACTGCTGGTGCTTTTTATTTGGTCCATGATAGCTGATGGCTTTTGTCCACCAAATCCACCACTTTCACTTTGTCCTTCTTCACCTGGGTCTGTAATACGCAAGCTCTCCAAGTTAAACTCAAGGTCAACTTTTTGCCCGACACCACTACTGCTTCTAGTTTTCATTAACTGTATCTGATACCTACCACGCTCACGCATTGCACGACTTGTAAAGATACCAAACACATTATCTGCTGTGTTGATCTTACTGATACCACCTGATATGTGGCTGTGGTCAAATTCAATTTCTTCAACAGCACTACGATTCAACTGCGATGCTGTAATCATTAATATTTCAAACTCTTTTGCTAGGTTACGCAACTCTTCACTTACATACTTGTCTTTAACAAACAAATCACTTGGTGATACTTTGGCACTAACTGGCATAACCAAGTCCAAGTAATCCACCATGATAAAGTCAGCTTTTTTTCCTGTTTGTATTTCAAGTTCTTTCAAGTACGCTCTAATTTGATTAACGTTGCTCTGTGCTGGCATGTACTTGATGCGTAAGTTGCCCGACTTCTTACCCACCATACGTATTTTCATTTCAAGTGTGTCAAGGTCCTTGAATATTTCTTTGGTTGCAACATTAGCAACCATTGCATCCATACGCATAGCACACAGTTCTTCACTAAGTTCCAGTGTTAAAAACACACCGTTAAGTCCTTGACTTATCCAGTTGATAGCAATGTTCTGCATGAACAAACTTTTACCACTACCACTGCCACCTGCAAAAATGTTTAGCTCGCCTCTGTTCATACCACCAAACAAGCGTCTATCCATAGTGGGCCAGCCTGTGCTGACCTGTCCGTTGTTGTCCTTGATCTTCATGAGCCTTGCTCTAGGATCTTCAAAGTAGTCTGTACCCATGTCCTTGGTAAGACTGATCTGCACTGCGTCTTTGATCAGTTTTTCAACTGGATCATACTCGCCATTCTCAATCATGTCCGCGGCTTTGAGGATAGCACGTTCAAGTTCTTGTCTGCGACTAAACCCTTCAAACTCTGTCATAAACCAATCATAGTGTCCTTCAATCATGTCGGGCACTGGTTTTAGTTCTATACCTGTGGTGGCTGTAATTTGATCTCTAGTAGGTAAGGTTTTATATTCGCTACCATGCTCTTTAATAAACTTAGCCGCTTCACGTAGACTGCGATCAAAGTTCTCATAGTTAAATATGTTCTGCACACGCACAAATGTCTCTGCGTCCTGCAACATCATTTCTAAAAACAATTTTTGTATTTCGGGATTATAATCTCTCATAATTGTGGACAGTTATATGTGCAAACACTTGGTTTCTTTGTTTCGATATGTTGAAAAAAGTCAAGTGTTTGTTTTGATTTTAATATATTGCTTATTGTAGTGTTACTTATATCGTACTGATTTTTGTTTTCGTAAAACTCTGACTTGTGATAAAAATTATGATTTGCCACCCAACAGCAGGGTGTATAATACCCAGAGCTGGTAATAAAATGTTCGTAATTATTCATCTTGCATTTTGGTGCTATAGCCCGATCTTGTTGCGACTTCCATATAATTTCTGTTTCGTTTGCTTCTTTAGGGCGTAATGGATCATCGAGACTATCCCACCGACTACTGTTGACAATTAAAAACTCATCAAACCCTAGATCCTGGCTATATTGTTTTACTTCGTCAATTTGGTGTTCATTAAATGAAAAAGGAATGAATTGCCATACCAATTTAACTTTACCTTTTATAGTGTTTATACCAGTTTGTATAGATTCCCAATCAGCATTAATGCGATATTTTGTAAAGTTGTCGGGCAACCCGTCAAGTGCAAAGACTACACGATCCTGTGTATCCATATGACTAGCCAATTCCTCCCACCAATCTTTTGACTTATAACTTCCATTAGTGTGAATACTAACAACTGCCTTGGATTGTTTAAGCCAAGAAACCAAATTAATTAAATCGTCATAATAGATAGCATCACCGTAGTCACCGCAGATAGTAAAACATAAGTCAGTGAGGTCTATATCTAAAAATGCTTTAAGGTGTTCTAAATTTAATTGTTTGTTTTTCCAATGTCTCGGGAACTGTTCGATAAATTGTGTTCTAGAACACTTAGGACATTTTAGTGTACAAATATTTGTAGGTTCAATAGTAAATCCTGTGATATTATCAAGCATATAGTTTTTTCTTCTTGAGTTCAATTTTCAATCTACTTGTTTCTCTTGCCTCTATTATGCTTTTTAACACAAACAACTTGCCATACTTAACCACTGCTTCATTTAAATCCTTGCATGTTTCATGCCACAGCGGATAACTTACAGTCCACCCTAGTTCTATAGCACGGTCTACCAACTTGCGCCCTGCACGGTCGGTGTCCGGTACCACAATAACTTCACGCTGTAACCTATCAATCAGTTCTGCCTGTGTATCACTTATTTCACTGCCCTGTATACTAACACCATCAATTGACATAGCATCAAACGGACCCTCGACTACAATAACAAATTTCCAATCTGCATCCTGCTTGTCTAGATTAAACACATAGTTTGAAGGATGGTTACTCCAATACTTTGGTTTTACATTATCGTCTAATGCTCTAGCACTGTTACCCACAAGTTTACCTTCGTAGTAATATGGTATTATTATCCTACGGTGTAAATTGTAAGATTTATTATCTGTAAAATAAAACTCGTACTTGTTGGAGTCTATCGATCTGGTATTTACATATTCAATACCACTGGCTAATTGGGGAGGAATCAAACAGGTATTATCTTCTATCACCCGGGTCATCCAGGACGTTAGACTCATTGACCCGGCGGGCAGTTCTCTCTGGTCAAACTCGATCTCCTCTTCTGGAGTTTCTTCAAGTTTTTCAGGTGCTACTAGTTCTTTTAACCTAACAGCGGTAATAACAAGATGACGCACTGTAAGATCATCAGCACCTAACCAGGCTAACAGTTTCCTAAACTTAAAACTTAGATGTCTACCCGGAACAAAACTTGCGGTATATCCGCAATTGAAACAGTGATAAGATACTGCGCCGTCACTGGTTTTAATTCCTCCCCTGCCTTTGCGATCTGGTGTTTCTCCATTATGTGTACAACATACTGCGTTAAATGATAGCCAGCCAGTCTGCGCACTCTTACGTCGCACAGGAAGTAGTTGCAATACTGCTTGCTGGATAGTGTCTAACATTCAGTTATTATACAGTATTACTTGACGTTTGCCAAGCCTAATAGGCTAAAAATCTTGATGTACATCCAGCCGATATCAAACTCAAACATTCGTGAGCTTAGTTTGGCACTGGCTGGACTCTTGTGGTGATTGTTGTGCAATTCTTCCCCGCCAATTACTATTCCCCACGGTATGATGTTGGTGCTTTTATCATCAGTATCAAAGTTACGATAGCCATAATAGTGACCTAATCCGTTGATTATGCCAGCCGCGGTTAATGGTATCCAAATCATCTGAACTGCCCACACTGCTAGTCCCCACGGTCCAAACAAAGCAAGGTCTATGGCCAACATCAAAAGAATACCTATACGACTGTGTTTAGAATATACCTTGCGTTCCATCCAATCGTTGGGTGTACCTACACCGTATGCCTCAACCATGGCAAAGTTTTTGCTGGCCAGATGATAAAGCCATGCACCCTTGAACAGCACTGTGTGCAATCCGACTACTGCAGGACTATGTGGGTCGCCCTCAACATCTGTATCTCTATGATGTTTACGATGTACTGCTACCCACTGCTTAGTGACCATGCCTGTGGTTAGCCAGAGCCAAAACCGCATCATATGACTTACTACAGGATGAAAGGTTACTGATTTATGTGCTTGACTGCGGTGTAAAAACAAGGTTACGCAGGCAATGGTAATATGTGTTGCCACTAGGGTAAAGATTAATTCTGACATGAAATTTATAACCCGTAGATGCTCTTAGCATCGTTATAATTTGAAGTAACTTCTGCTCCACTTAGAGCACGATCGTACACTCTCATTATACCAACTCTACCACTCAAAAATCCTGCTGTTGTACCTGAAAATGTGGTTATGTCTTCTGCACCAAATGCTAGATACCAATCACTCTCGCCATCATCACCAGGACTGTCAAATGTTATTGCTGAACCGCCTCCACCATTGGCACTGTTGAGGTATCCCTTTAGAGTGGTGCCGTCATAAGTTCTAACCACATGCTTCCAAGCACCTGTGAGTGATCCTGAACCTGCTACATCACGTGTAATTGCTGTTCCATTCCATAGTCCTGTAATAATCTGTTGGAATGGACCAACCTGTAGTATCTGTGATCCAGCAAAGTGGTATGTTGATGTAGCCGGATCATTGGATGAGCCTAGATCACTCCACAAACAATCGTCTACTGCGTTCGCATATACCCACATCTCAACAGAGTGTGTGTCACTTGCACTAATAGCACTAAAACAGTTACCAGTTACAATATAATCGTTTACTCCATCTAGTGTAAAGTATGTGTCGTCTGTGTAGGTTGCTCCTACGATGGTGCCATTAATGCCATTACCTGACAGGTCTGACAGAGTTGATCCTGTTCCTGAATAACTGCTAGAGTTAGCAGGATCATAGTATGCTATTAAGCCTGAACTTACAAAGTCAGGGGGTGTATACCCAACAGATACAACCTTTCTTCTACCAAAGCCAAATGAACTATTGAAACTGCTAACAAAAGGCATATTAGAAGTCCGTTAGTTGACCAAGTACAGTATAAGTTCCACTGTTGTTGAGAATAGTAAACGAAACAGCATCTATACGATTTATTGTTCCAGTAGGTTCTGCGTTACCTTGCCAATTAATAGTTTGACCAGCTCCGCCTATCTGTACTGCATTTGGAATATATGCTGTACCACCTTGTACCAACACCAGTGTGATTGCTGTGGCATAGCTACTGTCTAGCTCTAGATTAGTAAAGTTTGCTGTGAAGTTTGCACTGATGCTGGTATGATAAAATACTGTTCCATTTGTACAATCATGTGCAACTGTGCCTGTTGCACTAGTTAAACTGCTGAATCTTTCCTGCGTACCGTCTTCAAGTTGGAGGCTGCCTATAATACTCTTGGAATTCATATCCAAGTTACCACCAAGTTGTGGTGTTGTATCTTCTACAACATTACTGATGTAACTTTGTGCATTGCTATAGGTTTGGAAACTACCAATATTGGCATCAAGTGTGTTAATACTGGTTGCTTGTACCCCAGCATTGGATACTAGTGAAGTGATGGCTGTTGTAGCAGTGCCTAAGTTAGCATCAAGTGTGTTAATACTGGTTGCTTGCGCACCTGCATTAGCAGTTAACGTGTTAATGTTTGTAGTTGCTGTACCCAAATTAGCGTCAAGCGTTGTAATGTTTGTAGTTGCTGTACCCAAATTAGCGTCAAGTGTGTTAATACTGGTTGCTTGTGATCCAGCATTAGATAATAATGTTGTAATGTTTGTAGTTGCTGTACCCAAATTAGCGTCAAGGGTGTTAATGCTGGTTGCTTGTACCCCAGCATTGGATACTAGTGAAGTGATGGCTGTTGTAGCAGTGCCTAGGTTAGCATCAAGCGTTGTGATAGTTGTACCAACCGCAGTGCCTAAGTTAGCATCAAGTGTGTTAATACTGGTTGCTTGCGCACCTGCATTAGCAGTTAACGTATCAATACTGGTTGCTTGTGATCCAGCATTAGATAATAATGTTGTGATGTTTGTAGTAGCAGTGCCTAGGTTAGCATCTAATGTGTTAATGTTTGTAGTAGCAGTGCCTAAGTTAGCATCAAGCGTACTAAAACTTGATATGGTTGCATGTGTGATGTTGGAATAAGTTTGTTGCGATCCAATATTTGCATCAAGCGTTGTGATGCTGGTTGCTTGTGATCCAGCATTAGAAAACAATGTTGTTATGTTTGTAGTTGCTGTACCCAAATTAGCATCAATGCCCGGAATAGTTGTAGCAACCACCGTGCCCAGGTTAGCATTGATATTGTTTAATGATGTTTGCTGTGTCCCTGCGTTACCTAGTATGGATGTAAGATCGTTTGCTTGTGAAGAGGCATTACCAATTAACACAATCAGCTCATTTGCCTGACTTGCGGCGTTGGATGTTAATTCAACCAACTCAAAGAATTGTGTTGCGGCGTTGCCTGTTAACGTGTCAATCAGTGATTGTTGTATCGAGGCGTTGCTCTGTAAACTCTGTAACGTTGTTGCTTGCGATCCAGCATTAGATAATAATGTTGTAATGTTTGTAGTAGCAGTGCCTAAGTTAGCGTTAACAGTTGTTTGGTACGTGCCCAAGTTAGCGTTAATACTGTCAACTTGGGTTATGTTAGCAAGTATGTGTCCACCTGCTGTAACTCCGTCTTGTACTCGTACCGTGGTTAAATCTGTATCAACAACAAGCTCGCCTACTAGTCCTGTGTAAGTTGAGCTTACTGATGTATTGCCTCGCTTGGCCAATAAGTGCGTAGTTAATGTAACATTAGAAGTGGTCATGTAATTTGTCCTGAGTCTATAACAGCATTGGCAGTAAAGTTACTTGGTGCGCTTTCGTACCAGCCCGGCAATACTTCAATCTTTAATTGTGCGCCAAAGTTATCATCTACGTATAGTGGTCTGTCAATGTTGGTCGCTGTGTTTGTTAGTTTAAGTGTAAGCAGATACATTCTCTGCTTTAGTGCTACTGTGGTTGCTTTAGGAATAGTTACACTGCACAACCCAGTTGCGGCATTATCAATCGTAACGGCCAAACTTTCCACAGCACCTTTTTCAAATGGATCTTGTATATCCAACTGCATGGTGTTGCCGGTTAGATCAACGGCTTTCTGTTGTTGGTTCCTAACAACGATCTGTAGTGGGTTATCAATACCCTGGTATACTTTTATTGGCTGGCTAAACACGACTCGTTTCCTTGGTGGTGAGAATGCTCCCTGGTCCAGAATTTGAACCCGAATAATACTATCATATAAATAACTTTGGATCTCATACATTAATGTATTTATTGAACTTATATGGTTGAAGTAGACTACGAAAAATTACTTACAGAATACCCATTTCTTACCTACTTAATTTATGGCGGAAATGAGTATATCGGCGTAATTCAGAATGTGGATGACATATTAACCACCATGTATGACTACGGTGCGCTAAAAAACTTAGAAGAAAAACAGCATTTTTTGGCATTAGCTGATATCTGGTGGTGGGAAAGCAACAGACTTATTCCCATTAATGTTTTTATGAAGTCCGAATGGGCAGTGTTTAGATCAGTTCTTATTACCATGAACAGCAAAGATGTAGAAATCAAGTACGGCCCTAGGGTTAGTTTCAGCCAACTGGCCAGCAAACGCACAAAGCGCAGAAGTATTACTCTTGTTCGAAAATTAGATTAATGTTTACTGCCACCAGGTGTGCATACGACACTGAATGGCTCTTCTTAAAATAGTACGTATCATCTGTTGGCTTCTCCCACACAGTCTTTTCAACTTCAGCCCACGGCTTGCCTATTAGGTGACGTTTTGCTGGACGTATAACAGCAAGAAACATTGCCAACTTTTCTATTGTGTTAACTGCTTCTGGCATCTTGACCAGGGTATCATAATGATTGCCTATGTGTATTAGTTTACCACAGAAGTCTCTATCATATAAACGCTCCCAGGCAGGTTCTTTTAACAATAGTTCATCGAGGTGTTCTTCATTGCGCACTTGTGTATACAATCCAAGATTCAACATGTCTATTTTCATATAGCCACGATCCGTTGCAACATCATGGTCTATACTGGCATACCCAGTAAACGGATCTCGGGGAGCATCCGTTACATACACACCTGTGTTGTGTTTTACGTACTCGCCGTTGCGCAATATAACTGCCGGAGTATGAGGAAACAGTTTAAGCACTTTCGCTCTATCTGCTACGTCAATGTCAATATCACTGGTAAACTTCATAGCCCTGCTTCCGTCAATATATGCTTAGTCCACTCTACATCACCCATGTAGTCAATAAACTTTCTATTCCAGTAGTCTGGATCAATCCAGGGGAGGATAACACTAATTTGATCATCCCCAAGAGTAGATAACCAATCCACACCGGAAACACAATTAAACACAATCCAAGGACTAATGCGCCCGGTACTGATATGATGGCAAATCCTATTAGCATTACCATACCGAAAATAGTCCTTGTACCCTGCAAGTCCCGAGCCGTTGCTTGCATAATCTTCCATGGTCTTAAGAGCACGTTCAAGAGCATCCTGTACTGCCTCCTTTTTTAAATATTCACGCATCCATTCATCATAAAAAACATCTTTTGTCCAGTAGTCCAGTTTCTTATTATTCTTTAATAACCACTGCGTGTAGTTTTGTATGTTTATACATTTAATACCAACACAATGTCTACCAAACTTCACAAAGGCTTTGTAATAGGGACTTTCTATAAAGTCTACATAGCTTTTGTTCTTTGCACTGCCTTGTGTGGTTTCAAAAAACTGTAAGTACGTTCTAAGTCCGAACTGCACACCTGTTTCTTTTTCCTGTTGCCATCGTCGCTTGGGCTCACAGAGATGTGCCGCAAGTGTTGATTCCTTGCGATAAGTCTTGTTACAATACTTACAGGTGTAACTCATGTTGTCTAATGTATTGTTCTAAGTAAGTGTTTAACCACTTGTGTTCGCCAGGTTGTCTGTGTCGCAGTTCTGCTTCTACATGTTCTTCGTCGGATATGTACTTTACACCAGCCTGGTGTTGTTCGCGTACAGCACACCACGTGAAATCCTCTACTATATTCTTGTGATCTTCTAGTAGACGTATCCTGTTGAACTCTTCAGGCAACATACCGTACCACCAATGGTCTGCTTGTTGATATATTATACAGCTATGTCCACGTTGTGTCAAACTATCAATCATTGACAACATTTGGTACATAAGATTTTCTATTCTATCCACCATGGTTCCTGCTTCGTACTTTTCTCTAAACAAGATCCATTGTTTGGTTTCCCATTCGTTCCAGGTTGATCTCCATCTATTCTTACCAAATAATTGATTTTGTGGATTAGTCCATGCACCTTCCCATACTTCTTGCTCAGTATGTTCTGCTGGGTCATGATGACAAACAGGAAGTTCTTCCCTGCTAACAAAAGTCATGCCTAAAACATACAAGGTTTTTTTAGTCGTTTCGTAACTGTGCTTCAGTGTTGTTCTTATAATGCGACTGTTAGCACTACCTGTAATGCCAATATCACCTGGTGATAATCCTAGTCTTTTAGCCAGGTCCTGATGACCATGACCTTCAGTATATGTTGCCATGTAACTGCAACCATTGGTAACCAAGTCTGTTATCATTTAAGTGCTTCCTTTATCTTCTTGTCTTCCCAGCCGTTTTGTTGTGCTAGTTGTTTAAGTTCTTTCTTATCACTGATCTCTGCTAGTGTTTCTAAGTCATCATCTGTATAGTCTGGGTAAAAATTACGCAAGAACTTAACCACCTTGTTGTTGTTAACACGCTTCTTTTGTTTTATCCATTCATGTCTGTGTGTGCCCATGCCTGGACTTACTGTGGTAGTCAACAACCATTGCAGTTCCGGAAACTTGCTTAGATCAAACCAATGCTTGTTTAGTCTTTCGTTGCAACTCATTAGATAATAAGTTTGCAAATCTGAATGTCCAAGAATAGAACTACACCACCTGTTTAACACAAATAGTCCAACTTTTTTACGCTCCTCCTCAGGCAGGTCTCTGTAATAAGTCCTGTTCTTTACGTCAGCCTGTCTTATTACATCAAATATGTCTGATACATAATTTTTACTCATACTGGATGGTGCATTGTTGGTCCGTCATTGTCTTTCTTACTGAGTTCATATAGTACTTTAGCACGTTCTAGTGCTTCTTGCAAGGCGGGATTGCCCGTTGCGGCTTTAACTATTCGGTGCCAGTAGTGCGATTCTTTTATCCAAGTGTCCACTAGGTATGTGCCTATTAGGACTCTTTTGCTGTGTGGTTGACCTACAGGTCTACCCCAAATGTTGCCGTACGTATCATTTTCGTAAATGTATCGGGTGTCAGTATCTGATCCAATCCATTCAATATCATCATCACTTGGTGTCATCATATAAACTTTCTTGCAGGTTCTGTAACTATGTATCTACCAGTTAGCCTATCCTGGAAGCCCTCGATGACTTCACGATGCAAAGGTAGATCTTCTAGCCCATAGTCGGGCGACGTACATTCGTAGTTGGTGTTGAACGTACTAGCAAAATAAATTTGCGGTATGTCAATGTCTTTAACACACTCATGCACAAACTTGTGATGCAGGTGTCCGTAGTCACCATCTTCATTGTGTGTCAGTATTAGTCTATAGCCACGTACCAGGTACTGTATCTTTGCTTTTGCTTCGTTGCCATCGAATCCCAACTCGCCACGCTCTACATAACTGTAGTCATCACGATTGCCCAGGAAATATGTATCGATGTTGTGCTTGCGCCAAAACGATCTTACTTCCCGTGCTCTGTCATCCTTGACAAAGTAGGTTAGGTATATTATATCCCATTTGAATTCGGGATGCATATGCAGGAACGGATATCCAAATATAATGCAATCATCTGGATGTGCTACCAGCAGTAGTGCTCTACCAGCATTTTCCATAATCAACTATCTCGCTTTGTCTTGAAATCTCTTTTACAAAATACGCACATCGTGGTTTTTGTACATTTGTTTCCAATGGGATTGCTAACAGTTGCCCAGGACGCAGTTTGGGAAAATACCATTTTACATCTTGGTATATGTCCATAATTTCTATAGGCGCAAACTCTGGTCTGTAATCTGTCAGTGGATTGAATATGAATGTGCTGAATCCTCTATCATTGATACTGGTTAACGGTATCACTTCAAGATCACCTACATCCGATTCTCCAATTAACACTTGCCAGTCCACAGGCATTTTAATTACATGTTCGCCTATGCGTAGTACAAGTGCTGGGCTGTTAAATGATTCAAGGAAGATGAGCGGAATATAAAAGTAGTCAGGATTACGAGGATCACTATTATCTAACACAGCAAAACGCAGGTCATTGATTTCATCGGGTATTTCATTAATCTCATATGCTACATTATCAAGTGTTAATATTCTCATTAGTAAGTTAATCTCCAGTTTTGGAAGCCATGGTCGTACCATATAGCAACGTTTTTTGTTTTGTCTCTTGTACGGTTTAGAATAGTTTTTGCAGGACTCCCCCATATAGTGTCTTCAACACGCATATAGATATCATCAATCATGTGTGCTTGCCACTTTAGCACAATAGCAAAATCACCATTCATGCAATAGCGAGGCAAGTCACTTACTTTTTCGTTGTGAGTTATTTCAAACTTAATTTCATTTACATCTATGTCAGGGTCATTTAAATCAACAACAAAAGGTTCGTGTTTATATTCACAATTAAATTTTAAATCTATATCATTCATTTCAAAACCTGGCAATTGCTGAAACAGATTGTTTATCATATTGAATCTGTATAGTGTACTGTCTGCAGGATGTTTTTCTTGGAACGAGTCGTTGATTGTTTTCTCAAAAGTTTCGTCAATGTACACGTCAGGTTGAAATTCAAAGGCTTCTGACTCGGCGTAGACTAAAGGTAGTATAGGATGGTTCTTGTAAATCTCTGCTGTTACTTCAATCTTTCCTGGAATAAAAGTTCCGCCCCACTGTTTAGCATGCTTGGACAGGTCAACAATATTCTCGTTAAAGATAGGATTGCCAATGGTCTCTGAAATAAAATAATCTATGTCGTCTGGAATATCCAATCTGTTACAACGTAAGAAGTTTTTGTTAATTACCTGTATGTTTGTAATACCAAGTTTACTAATCATGTCCCTGGCAAATTTTGCACGACCTGGGTCCATTTCAATACTGTATACCTTCTTTGCTCCAGCCTTGGCGGCTAGGATGCTCAACAGTCCGGTACCTGTGCCTATGTCACACATGACGCTGC